GACATCCTGCGCATGGCCGAGCAGGCTGGCGCACACCATCTTGCGAATGTGCCGGGGTTCACGGATTTCCTTGCGCGCTTCGCCGCCCTAGCCTACGAGGCCGGTGCCGCATCCGAACGCGAGGCGTGTGCTCAGGTTGGAATGCTGGTGGCAACGAACGGAATAGAAACTTCCGCCGCCATCCGCGCAAGGAGCAAGGAATGACAAGCGAACAACTACCCCCGCTGCCGGAACCTTTTATGGAGTTGCACCGCGAAATTTCCCCGCATGTTTACGCGGCGTGGGCAGAACAGATGCGAGCCTATGCGGCAGCGGCACTAGCCCAGGAACGCGAGGCGTGTGCGCGGGTGTGTGAGGACGATGTGCGAACGTGGTCTCACCCAGGCAGCATTACCCGCGAAGAGTGCGCCGCCGCCATCCGCGCCCGAGGCCAGCCCGACCCCAAGGTCACGCATCTCAACGAGTGGGCCAGGGACCGGCTAGCCCGCCACGGCATCCAGCTTCCCGACGAGGACGAAGAGTATGGCAACCCTTCGTTCTGAGTTCCTCCGAGTCCATCCGGCCACCGAGTTATGGTGGCAGCAGCGCGAGCAGTGTGAGCGGTGCGCGCATGTTGATCGACGCCTGGAGGGCCGCAAAGAGCAGAGCGAGGTGCTACGCTGCACGGCTGTGCGCACGCCCGCAGGGCGCAGGGAGTGGGCATACTGCCTCGACGCCCGCCTGGGAGGCCGCGAGTGCGGCCCCAACGCGAAACTTTTCAAGGAAACCGATGAGCGCGAATGATACCCAACACGGAGGTACGCACTATAAAGACCTCCAGTATGAAACATGGGATGTTATCCATGCGTGGGGTCTGGGGTACTTCGACGGCAATGCTGTCAAGTACCTCTCTCGCTGGCGTAAGAAAGGTGGGGTGCAAGACCTCCTCAAGGCCAAGCATTACATCGAAAAACTGATTGAGATCGAAAATGGCAGCAACTCCTGAGAAAAAAGTCAAGCAAGCCTGTGTCAGCATCATCGAGAAGTACAAGGCGTGGCACTTCTTCCCTGCCCAGAACGGCTACGGTCGTGCGGGTATTCCCGACATCATCATCTGCTTTCGCGGGATGTTTCTTGCGGTAGAATGTAAGGCTGGGTTCAATAAACCCACTGCCCTGCAAGAGCGAGAGATCGTCAACATCCACAAGGCGGGCGGCAGTGCTATGGTGGTGCGCGAAGATACCATCGAACTGCTTGAGCAGTGGTTCCACGAGAGATCGCAATGGAAATAATCACAGCGGACTTTGAAACCTACTACACCAAGGAGTACAGCCTTACCAAACTTACCACTGAAGCCTACATCCGCGATCCCAAGTTTGAGGTCATCATGCTCGGCCTGCGCTGGCCGGATGGGACGAAGGAGGTAGTTACAGGTACGCACGCCGAGATTCAGTACCGGCTCGACGCTATCGACTGGGGCAAGTACGCAGTCCTGTGCCACAACACCCTGTTTGACGCAGCGATATTCACGTGGCACTTCGGCGTGCGGCCACGCTTGTGGCTGGATACCCTGTCGATGGCCCGTGCCATGTTTGGTGCGCGGAACAACTCCCTCGCTATGCTCGCCAAGCGGTACGGTGTAGGTGAGAAGGGTGACGAAGTCGTCAATGCCATAGCTATGCGTCGTCAGGACTTTGAGCCTGAAGAGTTCAAGCGGTACGCTACCTACTGCCTCAACGACGTTCAGCTTGACTACGACATGTGGCGTCTGATGTCTGAGGGTTGGTACAACATCGAGGAGTTCGACAAGCGAGAGGACTACCCCCGGGAGGAACTGAAGCTCATCGATCTGCATATCAGGATGTTCTCTGAGCCGGTGCTGCGACTGAACCGGCCCAAGCTGGAGGCGCATCTTGAGGGTGTGATCCGACGCAAGGAGGAGCTACTCAGCAGGACGGAGTTCAGCAAGGAGCGGCTGGCTTCCAACCCGCAGTTCGCAGAGGTGCTGAGTGAGTTGGGCGTGGTGCCTCCGACCAAGATCAGCAAGACGACGGGCAAGACAGCCTTCGCCTTTGCCAAGACCGACCCGGAACTCAAGGCGCTGCTGGACCACCCCGACGAGCGGGTGCAGGCTGCCGTGGCTGCACGGCTGGGGACCAAGAGCACCCTGGAGGAGACGCGCACGCAGACCTTCATCGGCATCACCACACGGGGCAACACCCTGCCCGTACCACTGAAGTACAGCTACGCCCGGACCAAGCGCTCCAGCGGGGGCGACGGGATCAACCTCCAGAACCTCCCGGCCCGGGGCGGGACGGAACTCAAAGCCTGCATCGAGGCACCGCCCGGGTACGTACTGATCGACTGTGACTCGTCCAACATCGAGGCGCGGGTGCTGGCGTGGCTGGCTGGACAGAACGATCTGGTGCAGGACTTCGCCAACAAGGTCGATGTCTACTGCAAGATGGCGACGAAGATTTATGGACGGGCGGTAACTAAGACAGATAAACAGGAAAGATTTGTAGGGAAGACCGTTACCCTCGGGTGCTTCGGACCTGATACCCAAGTCTTGACAAATTCTGGATGGAAGAGTATCGTACAGGTTTCCTTGACTGACGAACTCTGGGATGGCGAAGCATGGGTAACACACAGTGGACTATTGAATCAGGGATTCCGCTGGACCGAGACACCAACGGATTTAGGGCTGACAGCCACGGCGGATCACGAAATCCTGACGGAACATGGATGGCGGGCGTGGTCCGAGGTCCATTCAAACCGTTCCCTGTTCCAGTCGGCTTTAAGCAGGGCGACCTTACCGTCACCGAGTGGGCGCAGCAGCTTGGACCTGATGGAAAAAGCGTTGGATGGAATCCGAGGGTCCGGTGTGCGTGCGGCTGGGAAGGCTTTGTTGTCCGTAACAACTTCCTTAACAAGAAGACTGCACGATGCGGCGACTGCGCTCGTAAGCAGTCCGCTAAAACTCGTAAGCACTACTGGGGGTACGCTGATCTTGTCCCCGATGACGCACACAGGGAACGCCTTCTCAACAGAATATCTTCTTGCATCAACCGCTGCGAGATTCCAACCTGTAACCAATACCAAAACTACGGCGGTAGAGGTATCCGTGTCTACGAGCCTTGGCGCAAAGACCGCCGAGCGTTTCTACAACACATCATCACTTTGGAGGGGTGGGACGTACCTGAGTACGAATTGGATAGAATCGATAACGAAAAAGGTTACGAACCTGATAACTTGCGGTTTGTTCCGCGCGGAGAAAATGCACGAAACCGACGTACAGTCGGAAAGCTCCAACAAGAAATCGCCCGTCTTAAAGCGGAGAATGCAAACCTACGACATCGCCTTAGCGGGACCGAGGAGCAGGTTCACAGTCTTGACAAACCAGGGACCGATCATTGTCCATAACTGCGGGTACCAGACCGGCCACTACAAACTACAGGCGACTTTGAAGACTGCGTCCCCGCCGATGGACTTGCCGTTGGATGAGTGCCAACGTATCGTTGACATTTACCGCATGACGTATCCACGCATTAGGAATCTGTGGTACGAGGGCGAGCAGTGCATCGAGGCTATGCACGCCAACAAGACCCGGTGGTTCGGTAAACAGGGTGTCGTGCTGGTGGAAGGCCGCAAGGGGATCAAGCTGCCGAGTGACTTATACATCAGCTACCCGCAACTGCACCGCTACCAAGACCCCAATCGTAGTGTGATGAAGTGGGCGTATAAGGACGACACGGGGCTTGTGGATATCTATGGTGGTAAGCTCACAGAGAACATCGTGCAGGCACTAGCCCGCATCATCGTCATGTCGCAGCTTGTCCGTATCTCCAAGAAACTCAGGGTTGCGCTCACCGTCCATGATAGTATCATCGCCCTGGCACGGGAGGACGAGCGCGACGAGGCACGGGCCTACGTCGAGTCCTGCATGCGCTGGGTGCCTGCGTGGGCCGATGGCCTGCCGATCAACTGTGAGTCCAAGTGGGGCTACAACTACGGAGAGATGCGTGAAGACTGAAGAGATCATCGACTACGCGATGCCCTTGATGAACATCGAGCGCCTTGCGAAAGAAGCGCACGCCCACGCGCTGGAGGGAAGCCTGCCCGCTGCGTATGAAGTCGCCCTGCGTCTGGGTGCCGAGGCACGGATTCTCCAGCGCACGCTGGAGCTGATGATGGAGAAACAATGAAGGCGTGGTCCTACTCATCTCTGAAATCCTTCAAGACTTGCGCGAAGAAGTTTTTCGAGATCAAGGTAGCACGTAACTTCACGGAGCCGCCCTTCACCGAGGCCACGCTCTACGGCACGAACTTCCACGAGGCCGCTGAGCACTACGTGCGGGACGGCACCCCCCTGCCTGGGGCGTTCGCTTACGTCAAGCCGCACCTCGATGCCCTGCTGTCGATCCCCGGGCAGAAACTCTGCGAGCACAAGATGGGCCTGACGCAGGCCCTGGAGCCTTGCGCGTTCGACGCGCCCGATGTATGGTGCAGGGGTGTAGCCGACTTGCTCATCATCAACGAAGAGAAGGGCACGGCTCGGACGCTGGACTACAAGACGGGGAAGTCAGCCAAGTACGCGGACACCGCGCAGTTGGAACTGATGGCCCTCATGGTCTTCAAGCACTTCCCCAAGGTTCGCAAGGTCAAGGGGGGCCTGCTCTTCGTGGTGGCGAACCACTTCAGGCCCGCTGAGTACGAGCGAGAGCAGGAGAAGGTTTACTGGCGGCAGTGGATGCAGGACATCGGCAGGTTGGAGACCGCCTACAAGACCGGTGTATGGAACCCAAACCCTTCGGGACTTTGCAAAAAGCACTGCGTCGTAACGTCATGCCCACATAATGGGGTGAACAATTGAGGTAGATATGCCATACAAGGACATGTCAGACCGGGACCATAAGAAAGAGTACAAGGACTTCCTTGCCAATGGCGGTCGAGCCAAGCAGTCCGAAAGACAGCGGGCGCGTCGTGCCTGGGATAAGGAGCACGGGAAAGAGTCCCGAGAGGGTAAAGCCCTCCACCATGTGAAGCCCATAAAGGACGGTGGGAAGAGTAAACCGGGCAACGTGAAGCTGACAAACTTCAGCAAGAACAGCGCCAAGAACTTCAAAGGTCCGCGCTCAGGCGGACGTTGACACGTAGCCCGTATAGGGCTACGCTTTCGATCCCCAGCAGGACTGGGGTTGTTGGCTCGATGGGGTTCCACCATCGGGCTGTTTTGCTATCTGCACTAGGAGGACAAATGAACCGACAACATGTGATGATTGATCTTGAGACACTAGGCACCCGCCCGGGGGACACCATCCTTTCGATTGGCGCAGTGAAGTTCGACGCTGACAAGGAAATCATCGAGAAGTTCTACGTCACTATCGACTCTGAGTCGTGTAAAGCGGCAGGCTTGCGGGCACAAAAAAGCACGTTGGAGTGGTGGGGTAAGCAGTCTGAGGCTGCCCGTACCGCTGCGTTCAAGGGCGAGTTCACCCTCGATGTCGCGCTGCTCAAGCTGACCATGTGGATGCCGCCGCTGGACGATGCCGTGGTCTGGGGGAACGGCGCGAACTTCGACAACGCCCTGCTCGCTGCGGCGTACCGCGCCCTGAAGATGGATGTGCCGTGGCACTTCTGGAGCGACCGCTGCTACCGTACGGTCTTCGCGCTCTTCGCCAAGGACAAGAAGAAAAACGTCGGTGTGGAACACAACGCGTTGGACGACGCAATGACGCAGGCTATGACGCTGATCGAGCTTGCTAAGACCCACGGCTTTGAGTTGAAGTGAGGCAGTCATGGACGAACGAGAAGCTACCCAAGAGGAACTTGAGGCGATCCGGGACAGAATGCTGGACTGTCTGAACGGACTACTCTGGACTGAAGCGTGCAGTGTTGTACTCAACTTATTTGGTTTTGTGATGGTAGACAACGACGTTGATATGGAAGACGCAGCCGAATCAGTGAGAAGTTACTACCAAGTCAACGGTGGTAAGAAGTGGGCCGTCCGTGGAGATCATTAACGACCGAGCACTGCTCTTAAAGCTGCGGCACCCCGAGCGGGTGCTCGCAACGATCCCCAAGTCCAAGCAGCTTGAGGATGGCCGGGTGCTGGTGCACTGGGGACTTGAGGAGGCGCGGGTTCTGAAGAACCTCGGGGTCAAATCCGTGCCGTCTCCCATCGAGCGGCGCTACAAGTGGCCCGGTCTCTTCAAGCCTTTCAGTCACCAGCGCGAGACCTCGGCCTTCGTCACGCTGTACCGCAGAGCGTTCATCTTCAATGAACCCGGCACGGGAAAGACCGCCAGCATCGCGTGGGCTGCCGACTACCTGATGGAACGGAAGTACATCAAGCGGGTGCTGGTGATCTGCCCACTGTCAATCATGAAGTCTGCGTGGCAGGCTGACTTGTTCAAAACCCTGATGCATCGTCGCGTCGATGTTGCGCATGGTAGTCGGGACAAGCGGGCCAAAGTCATTCAGTCGGACGCCGAGTTCGTCATCATCAACTTCGACGGTGTGGAGACTGTACTTGATGAGCTTAAAGCAGCTAACTTTGACCTCGTAGTTATTGATGAAGCAAACGCGGTAAAGACCGCAACCACTAAACGGTGGAAAGCGATCAATTCCCTGATTCAGTCTGACACGTGGCTATGGATGGCAACGGGCACACCGGCATCGCAATCACCGACCGATGCTTATGGTCTGGCAAAGATGATGAACCCCTCATCGGTGCCACCTAACTTCTACTCGTTCCGTGACATGGTGATGTGGAAGGTGACGCAGTTCAAGTGGAAAGCCAAGAACAACGCAGCGGAAGTAGTTAATAAAGTTCTTCAACCGGCTATCCGATTCACTAAGGAAGAATGCCTGGACCTGCCAGACATGCTCTATACCACACGCGAAATATCACTGACACCGCAGCAGTCGAAGTATTATAAGCTGCTGAAAGAGCAGTTCATCATGACGGCAGCGGGGGAGACCGTTACCTCAGTCAACGCAGCGACCAACCTCAACAAGCTCCTTCAGGTGGCGTCTGGGGCGGTGTACTCCGACAACGGTAATACTGTAGAGTTCGACATCACGCACCGGTACAACGTGCTGGTGGAGGCGATTGAGGAGAGCACTCACAAGGTGCTGGTCTTCGTCCCGTTCCGGCATGCCATCGAGGTTCTACGCGACCGACTGCGCAAGGACGGCTTCGCAGTGGAGGTGATCCACGGAGGCGTCTCAGTGACCCGTCGTACGGAAGTCTTCCAAGCGTTCCAGACCGAAGCAGAGCCCCGCATCCTTCTCATCCAGCCTGCGGCTGCATCGCACGGTGTGACCCTCCACGCGGCCAACACGGTGGTCTGGTGGGGACCGGTGACCAGCAACGAAATCTGGCACCAAGCCAACGCCCGCGTGCACCGGGCGGGCCAGAAGAACCCCTGCCTCGTGGTCAGGCTTTGTGGGTGCGCGGTGGAGCGCAAGCTCTACGAGGCACTCGATGCCAAGACCGAGGACATGGATACCCTGCTCAGCTTGTACAAGGAGGAGCTTGACACCTGAAAAGTTGAAGAGTAAACTTTGTCTCTGTTCACTAGGAGCGAACCATGCAAGAAGGCGAAGAACTGCCACCGACCCCGATGTTGGTCAAGGCGTACATCAAGATGCGCGATGCCCGTGCTGCGCTATCCGCGAAGTACGAGGAAGAGGACAAGAAGATCAAGGAGCAGATGGAGACAGTCGAGAACTATCTCCTCGAAACCTGCAAGCGTGCTGGCGGCAACGTCAGCATCCCTGGTGTAGGCACCGTCATTCGCGGTGTGTCTACCCGCTACTGGACTTCCGACTGGGAAGCCATGCATAACTTTGTCAAGGAGAACGACGCGGTAGATTTGCTTGAACGGCGCATTGCGCAGAAGGCTATGGGGGAATTCCTCAAGGCTAATCCCGACAAGATGCCCAAAGGCATGAATGTCGAATCGAAGTACACGGTTACTGTCCGTAGGAGCTAACATGTCTGAACTGACTCTTTTCCAAACCGGTAACGCATTGCCTGCTCACCTACGTCGTGGGCAACTGAGCGACCTGACCAAGTCCCTGATGGGTGGCGGCAACAGCAAGCGCATCAGCATCGACAACAACGTCTTCACCATGATGGTCGGCGGCAAGTCAGTCGCCGTCAATGAAGACCGTGCGATGAACATCATCATCGTCCGTGCAGCGGATGCCAACGCTCGCACCTACTACGGTGGGCAGTACGAGAAGGGTATCAAGGCCCGTCCGAAGTGCTGGTCCGATGACAGCGTGACGCCCAATGCAAACGTCAAGGCCCCGCAGCACAAGACCTGCAACGGCTGCCCGCAAGACATCAAGGGGTCTGGGCAGGGTGATTCCAAGGCGTGCCGCTACAGCCGCCGTCTGGCGGTCCTGCTGGCCTCCGACATCGACGGGGACATCTACGCGATGAACATCAACGCGTCCAGCCTGTTTGCGCAGGGTGAAGGTCGCAAGATGGGCTTGCAGCAGTACGCCCGCTTCCTGGGCGGGCACGGGATCGAGGTCAACGCTGTGGTGACCGAGATGCGCTTCGACACCTCTGCCAACATGAAGCTGGTCTTCAGCGCGGTGCGCCCGCTGGAGGAGCACGAGTGGGCCAAGGTGACCGCTCGCATGGACGAGCAGGCTGCCATCGACGCGGTGACGATGACCGTGGCGGACATTGACGGGGTGGAGGAAGCCCCCGCTGCCGCCCCCGCGCCTGCGGAAGCCCCGGTGTTCGTGCAACCCAAGGCCGCTGCGCCCGCTCCCGCGCCGAAGGCCAAGCCCAAGGCGGAGGCCGCTCCTGAAGCGGTGCAAGAGCCCGTGGTCCGTGAAGCGACGAAGGCGGCGGAGGTCGAGACGCGCAGCGTGAAGTCGATCCTGAGCGATTGGGCAGACGCAGACGACTGAGGAACGCAGGGGGCAACCCCTGCTACAACCATGCCCTACTCAGCCAAGATCGTCAGGCTGAACGCTGACGCGGACCCCGTTCTCATCGGGGTTGCCTTGGGGCGCTTGTGCATCTACAGGCAGATTCCGGTTGCCCGGGTCTGCCAAGACCTCGATGTGTCGAAGGCCACCATCTACCGGTGGTTTTCGGGTAAACGAGAGGTCGGAAAGCACTTGCGCGCCAAGGTTCTCGCGTACTATCGTTCGACCCTCCCCCCGACCTGAGCGGTCCCCCGTCACGATGCGTCACGCGTCAGTGGCTAACTTTTCGCCACCATGTCCCAACTTGAATTCCTAGAAGGTATTCTCCCAGAAGGAACACGGTACTCACTTAGGCTGATCAATAGAACATCCGGCGCTGCGTTCAATAGGTTCTTCTCATCGGTCAGCAAGATGGCTGACAGTACACAGAACTTCGTAGACCAAGGACTGGACGTTTACTATGTGACTGCTGGATTCGGCGCGGGTGATACCGCAGTAGCCGACAACGCAGTATCTAAGAGGGAACTGTACATTGACATAGACTGCGGCTCTGGGAAGCCGTATGCAGACAAGAACGAAGGTGCCACCGCACTGCGCGCCTTTTGTAAGGAGACGAACCTACCCCGCCCCACCATCGTTGACTCCGGTAACGGATTGCACGCACATTGGATATTCGTGCAGGCGGTGGCAGTTCACGAGTGGTCTGAGGTAGCTACCTCACTCAAAGCTCTCTGCAAGGACAAGGGCTTCAACGTCGATAGCGCATGTACGGCTGACACCGTGCGAGTGCTCCGTGTACCAGACACCATCAACAGCAAGAATGGGCAAGCGGTTACGCTGCTGACGCCCATCGTCCATTACGAGTTCGCTGCCCTGCGTGCGGTCATCGGGCAGATCATGATCCCGTCGAAGGACATGTTCGCCAAGGCGCGAGCGTTGTCCAAGGGCACGAGCAGCAAGCTGACGCAGAGCCTCGCGCAAGGTGACCCTAACCGGATCAGCAAGTTCCAGATCATCTGGGCGAAGTCCATGAGTGGCACGGGGTGTGCCCAGGTCCGGAACGCCGTTGTGAACTCCGACACGCTGCCCGAACCGGTGTGGCGCGGGGTGCTGTCGATAGCGCAGCATTGCGAAGATCATGACTGGGGTATCCACGAGGTCTCCAAGAACCACCCCAACTACGCGCCTGATGAGACCGAGACGAAGGCGGTCAACACGCGTGGCCCCTACACCTGCGAGACCTTCAACGGGCTGGACATGGCCCACTTGTGCGCAGGGTGTCAGCATGCTGGGAAGATCACCTCACCGATCCAGCTTGGTTCCACGATCAAGGAAGCGCCCCGCGAGCCGAGCAAGGTCGAGGTGGATGGCAAGGCCATCGTTATCCCGGTGCTCCCGTTCCCCTACACCCGAGGAGCCAGCGGCGGTGTGTACATGCACAAGAAGGCTGTCGAAGACGGGGAGCCTGAGGTCGAGATCATCTATCCGCACGACCTGTACGTATACCGCCGCATGCGAGAGAGCGACTTAGGTGACGTTGTCTGGATGCGCCACCACTTGCCTAACGATGCTATTCGTGACTTCATGATTGCGCAGAAGGAAGTCGGTGCGATAGACAAGTTCCGTGAGAAGCTGAACGAGCAGGGGGTAGCAGTCTTCACCCCGGCGCAACTGACTAAGCTGCAAGCCTACGTTGCCAAGTCAATCCAAGAACTGCAAATGCGTGATAAGGCGGAAGAGATGTATACCCGTTTTGGCTGGACAAGAGAGAACACGTTCATCATAGGTAACCGAGAGTACACACCGAGGGGTGTTGTCCACGCGCCTGTCGCCCGCCATCTGGAGAAGTACATTCCCTGGTTCACACCGAAGGGGTCGCTGGAAGTGTGGAAGGACATCATCGACGCCTACAACGCGCCGGAGTTCGACCTCCATGCGTTCGGTGTACTCTCCGGGTTCGGCAGCGTCCTCATGATGATGTCGCCCGAGAACGGGGCGGTGATCAACTACTTCTCCAAGAAGAGCGGCACGGGCAAGACCACGATCCTGCGGTGCATCAACTCGATCTTCGGTGACTCCCGGGCGCTGATGAAGGATGCGCAGGACACGCATCTGACCAAGGTGCACCGCATGGGCACGCTGAACGGCATCCCGATGTGCCTGGACGAGATGACAAACGCTTCGCCGCAGGAGTTGTCTGGGCTGCTCTACGGCAGCACGCAGGGGCGGGCGCGGGATCGCATGGAGTCTGGCCGCAACATGGAGCGGTCCAACGATCTTGTCTGGAAGATGATCACCGTATGGTCCAGCAACACCAGCGTCGAAGACCGGCTCGGCATGATCAAGGTGGACCCGCAGGGCGAACTCGCTCGCGTCATCGAGGTCAATCTACAGACACCCGTTCCCTCCGATGTGTTGGAGTCGCAGAAGCTATTCAACGATCTCAATGACAACTACGGCTACGCTGGGGATATCTTCGTCAATTACGTAGTGTCGAACCTAGACCTCGTGAAGAAGATGTGGGCCGAGACTCGTGACCTTATCTACTCCAAGGGTAAGTGGACTCAGACGGAGCGGTACCGGCTGAACGCTGTGATCTGCGCCATCACGGCAGGGGTCATCACGAACAACCTCGGTCTGACCAACTTCAACCTTTCCCGCATCGCACGGCGCATGATCGAAGTGATTCGCGTGGGGGTAGTGGAGCAGGCCATGCGCAGCGTGCAGGCTTCGGAAACCATCGCTGCTTTCGTGAACCACAACGTCAACAGCATGCTGACCATCGACTCCAAGCAGCGTGCGAACGGACTGCAAAACGAGCCGTATATCAAGCCCAAGCACAACCTCATCATTCGGTACGAACCTGACACGAAGAATCTCTTCATCGTTCAGAAAGACTTTAATCGCTGGTGCAGTGAGAACTACATCAACACCCGAGAACTGCCCAACATGTTTGAGGCTGAGACGGGTAGCAAGCTCTTGGTGGTGAAGAAGCGGATGGGCGCTGGCTGGGACGCGGACTTCGGTGCAGTGAATGCTTACTGCATCATCAACGCTGCCCAGGTACTAGGGTTGGAAGACGGTGAACTGGTCACGGATAAGCCAGACTGACATACTGGAGATCAACTCGGCGGTCTTCAGGGTGCCGCGCACTCTAGGTATCGGGCACAGTTTCTTTCTGCCAGCGCTGAAACCTCAGATGGTGTTCAACGCCGTGCGCGTCCACTACCACACTCTTAAATACACGTTGGCCTGGGTGGAGCGAGTCGAGGGCGGGGTACTTGGCATCCGGGTCTGGCGCATGGCATAATCCGGCCCGCTGGTAAGCAGTTGCCAGCGTCTCCCTCCTAGTCTTAGCCCCGGGCGGCGCAAGTCCCCGGGGCGCTTTTTCATCAGAGCCCTGCTTGGATGTCGCGGGCCTGCTTGCGCAAGGAGAAGACTACTCGGGCGATTTCGTTCTGCTCGACACGCAGTTCATCGATGAGCTTGCGGCGCTCCTCCGGGCTCAGGGAAGTATCCCGGTCGATGGTCATGGCAGCTTCGTTGAGCGTGCGGATGGCGTCCATGACGCCTTGCACCGGCCCCCGGATGGAGTAGATGCCGATGTTGTCGTTGAGGTAGCCCTCGGCCTTCTCGGGCTGCGTCTTCAGCAGCCGGTTGTAGGTGCCGTTGACCTGTTCGACCCGCTTCTCCAGATCGTAGATTTCGTCCATGTACCGCGTACCCACTGCGGTCTTCATCACAGCCGAGGCACCGATCAACTGAGGCGTCAACTGCTGGTGCAGGGGGCGATCCGTCCGGTTGGGGTTGACCATCATGTCAGCCATCGACAGGGTGAGCCCCGCAGCGGTACCCATGAGGCCACGCACAGCGTTCTCCAGCTTGATCGGGGACACGGCGAAGGCTTCGATACCTGTGGCGTTGGCAACGTCCTCCAGGCCCTTGGCGACGGCCTTCATGGCATCCGCGGTGCCCGTGCCGTACCGCTCAAACGGGCGAAGCTGCAACTGAGCCTGCGACTCCAGCGGCCTACCGAGGAAGAACGAGTAGTTGACGATGTTCTCAAGGAAGGGGCGCAGCACCTGAGGCGTGACGTTGGGCGACGAGAAAACGTCGATCCCTCGCTTAGCCAACTCACCGAGCACAGACATCGCTGCTTGCTCTTCCTCGGTGCCCTGGTACTTGTAGTACCGCACGATCCGCTCAGGGATCGCCTTGAAGAAGAACGCGAGTTCAGCCGGGATGGGAATGACGGGCGTGAAGCCAAGCTCCTTGCCGTAGGGCAGCACCCAGTTCGTATCCCGCACGTGGTCAGGCAGTTTGTTGTACTCCTCGTCGTCCTGCATCATCAGGGCATACAGCAGACCCATCGAGGTCAGCACACCCATGCGTTGGTAGAACATTGACCGGGCGGTGCCTGTGGATTGGCCCACGACCTTGCCCGCAGCGGCTGTTGCCAGCTTGTCCATGCCTCGCGCATAGGCGTTGAAGAAGGGAATGACGCTGATCATCTGGCCCATCGTCCTCGATGAACCGCGACGGCTGAAGTTGATGATTTCCCGTGCAGCGGACTCGGCCTGAGCCTTGTCTCCGGTTTCCTTGAGCACCTGCTTGTAGATGGCCTCGCGCACGGCGAGGTCCGATGCCTTGGCACCGGCTTCCATCACGCGGATGATGGCACTGCCGATCCCTTCCTTCTTCGCCCCTGCCTCCTCAAGGATGTCCTTCAGGTTGGTCTGTTGAGTGAAGTCGAACGTGCCAACGATGCCAAGGTTCTTCAGTTCGCGGACGCCCTTCGACTCGCGCCGCATCACCTCGTTGACCCAGTTTTTCGGGAAGTTGAAGAGTACGTTCTTGACCAACTCGCCGTTGTTCTTGACACCTGCGTAAGTGTACGCACGGATAACGTCGTCAAACACCTGCTTGATGGCGAACGGCGGCATGGCAGTGACGCCAGCGCGGAGCACCTGGGAGCCCCGTTGGAATGCCTTGAGGATTTTGGAAAGCTGCGGATCAGCGATGCTGAACGCTACGAGGTGCGCAGGGTCCGGGATGTAATAGGAGACCTTCTTGCCCCCGTCGAAGACATCGACAGTATCCCCCGGCGCGTCTGTCTTTGGTTTGTTCGGGCGCTTGACCGCTGCACCCAGCAGTTCCATGTCCTTGAGGGCGCGAAGGGCGGCTTCGTTCTTCATCGCCTCCTTCGTGGCCCAGTCCATGAGTCCGGAGAAGTTCTCCACGACGGAGGTAGACTTTCTGTCGCTGCCCTCCAGACTGCGCATCTTCTTCAGCGCAGCCACCCCACGGTTCGCGCCACGAGTGGCGTTGTTCCACTGGTTCTCGTACTCACCGATCCGCTCAAAGGGGATGTAGCCGATGGCGTCTCGGTAGTCTTTGGCTTGCTCAGCGGAGATTCGCCCGGTGTCCACCAGCGTGTCAAGTAGGTTGAAGCGGATGGTGTCAAGGTCTGTGCTGATGCCTTTGATGAAGTCGTCCTGCTGGAACGCAGCTTCCAGTCGATCAATCTGGTGGTCTTTCAGAAGTAGTTCGATCTGCTCGTCCTGGGGCAGGGTCTTGTTCTTCTCGCGCAGGTTGTACTCACGGTGCGCGTACAGGACAGTATCCACCGTCTTGCGGAACTCCTCGTAGGTCTGCCCACGCTCTTTGGCGGCATCCGCGATGCGCTTGAGGATGTCCTTGTAGTTGACCGGCAGAGCTTTGGCGACGATGAGCCCGTCTTCCCTGCCCAGACCACCAATCTCCTGTGCCGCCTTGCTGACGCGCAGCGCGTCGAGCGCCCGGGAGAGCAGCACCATCGGGTTGAGTCGGCCCTTGGCTGTGCGGGTTGCGCCGCCGTATGCATTGACGAAGAGGTCTTCCAGCGGTGCCAGCGAGTCGGTGAACTTCTCGCGCAGGCGCAGAGCGGGGTTGCCCTTGAGTTCTCGGGCGACACGCTGACCGAAAGTACGCTTGTCCTGCTCCCCGATGACATCGATGCCCTTCACCGCTTCTTCGGTCTCGGGGGTGACGGTGCGGAACCTCGTCGCGCCTTCCCCGGCACTTGGTCCGAGTCCTGCCTGCAAGGCATCCTGAATGAACTTCTGCTGCTCGTTCAGCCCCATCGTGCGAATGGCACGGGCAAGCTGCGGCATGCCAAACCGGTCAGCGACACGAGCGAGAAAATTGCCAACCTGACGCACCAGACTAGGCTTGAGCTTGGTCTGCTCCGCAACCTCTGCCAGCGACTCTTCGACTGCCAGGACACGGGCTTCCTGCGGACTCATGCCCTCGGTGTCCTTCTTCCCCGTATCGGACGCGAGGTAGGCATCCGCCATCCTGCGGACCTCTGCGCTCTGGTTGTAGAACCGCGACATCAGCGCCCGGTACTCAGCCTCAGGCAGGAGGTTCTTCAGGCCCTTATGGAACAGTTCGTGGAAGACAGTCTTCTGCCCTTCGATGCCCTTGGCGATACCGCTACGGAAGAGGTAAATCTGACCTTTGATCAGCGCACCGGCACGAGTACCCGGCTGCTGCTTGGCGTCAACGTCGGTTACATCATCGAGGATGGTGACTGATACATCACCGCCCAGAGCCTTGCCAATGTCGGAAACAACCTTTTCAAGTTCAGCGTGAGACGCACGATTGGTGACGACGGGGCTTTGCGGAATAGTGCGGTAGTTAACGTCCTCATCGCTCAGCCGCGCAGTCCTGTCTTCGACCTCGGTCTCTTCCGCCCTGAGTTCTGCTTCCGCTGCTTCCTCTTCGGTCAGCGTCTGGTCCGGTGCAGCAGCTTCCTTCTGGACAGGCTTAATCGTACCGAGCTTTTCATCGATCTCGGCCTTACCTTCGGTAATAAGCGCCGCAAGCTGCGGCGCTTTCAGGTCAGCGATGTCACCTACAGGAGTCAACTTACCAGACTTCAGGTCTTCCTCGATCTGTAGCTCTAGCGCTTTTTGATTGCTGGAAACGTCTTCAGTTTCCGTAAACTTCCCGTAGGCCCGCGTGATAGCGTCGTTAACTTTTTTCCTGTCTGACTTGATCCGCTTATCTATCTCAGCTTGTAGCGCGTTGATTACTTCGTCGTTTTTGTAGTTATTGCGGTTAAACTGAGAGGCACGCACGAACATCTCAGCCAGACCCACAACAGCTTTTTTGTCGCCTTTAGCTTTCGCGCTTTCCAGCGGAACACGTGATTCACTAAAATCTAGTTTGCCATCGGGAGTGAGCGCCCCACGTAGGAATGCTATAACTTTTGGCATCCCCTTCTTCTTCGACTCATAAAGAGCACCGCGCCGGGGTTTCAAGTCTGTAGCGCCCGTACCTTCCTCAGACGCGTTTTTGGCGGCACCGACCCCCAGTTCGCTCTGAGAGGCGAGGAACCTATTACGAACTTCCGTATCTACCCCCAACGCCTCCGCAGCCCGACGAACATTGGAGCCTGACTTACGCGACATTCCGTGTTTTTCAGCCGCGTCATCGCTGGTGTACACAGTATCGAGATAGTGACCATCCCGGTCAACGCCGATGTACGTCAGTATAGCGTCAAGCATTTCAGGCACTGCGCGTGCCTTGATCAGGTTGTCCTTTACAGCGGCGATATCGATAACAGGTCGTCCATCGACCATCCCGACGACACCTTTTAGCCCAGCTTTTTCAATACGGGTAACGAGGTCTCCGGACTCGGTGACGGTGATAGCGTCGAGCTTGGCCTGCAACTCATCAAACTTCGCCCGGTTCTTGGACTTCGGTGCTGGCTTCTTCCCGCTCTTCTGACGCAAGGCATCCATCTGCGTCTTGAGGCTGTCCACCTGCTTCTGAAACGCCTGCCCCATCGCGGTCTGAGGAGCCTCTTCCGCTTCGCCCAGCAGTTCTGCGCGGTATGTCGCTGCCTGTTCCTCGGTGATCCGCCCAGACTCAACCAGTGCGGTGAGTTCCTGCTCGACTTGAGCAGGCGTGGGGGCCGGGGCAGGGGCAGGAGCGGGAGCGGGAGCGGGCGCAGGAGCGGGAGCGGGCGCAGGGGGCGTTACTGGAGCGGGTTGCTGTCCTTCTCCTCCAGCAGGCTGTTGAGCATCCGCGACAGGAGGAACCACTCCACTTGGCTCAGTGACTCCAGCCCCTCCGGGGGTGGCTCCTGCACCGGGCTCGCCAGCCACTGGAGCGCCTGCTCCACCTGCTTCTGGTTGAGTTGCATCAGCACTTGGTGTCTCCGTGACAGGCACCTCAGGTGCCGTGGTGGGTGCAGCGGGGGCGAACTTGGCTTTGAACTCTGTCAGCTTGGCGCGGGACTCCTCGCTACCGTTCCCTCTGGTCAGGTAGTTCTCGATGTCAGCGAGGATGGCATCCCGCTGCGCGGGGTCTTCCATATCCTTGCCCAGCATGCGCCGGTAGATCGGCTGCTTCTTGCTGATGCCAAACGCTTCGATGTCAGTGGGCTGTAAGCCAGTCGCGGGCGGTTCGCCGGGTTTCCTGACCGTAGGCTCTTCGACGGGCGGCGCAGGGGTCTCGGCCACCGGAGGAGGTGCAGGGGTTTCTGTCGCTGCTTCGACAGCAGGCGGTGCAGGCTCCTCAGTGGCGGGCGCAGGTGTTTCAGCCGCTGCCTCGGCAGCAGATGGTGCAGGTTCAGGAGCAGGCGGTGCGGGCTCGACAGGTGCAGTCGGAGGCGGGGCTTCAGCCTTTGCTTTCTCAGCAGCAAGGCGCTCTGCGCGCTCGATGGGAGCTTCCGTGGGAGTAGCCTGCGCACCACGTGCACGCCGCCCCAAAGCGAGGTCAAGCAGTCCTTGTACGATGGCACCGGTTGCACCGCCGTAAGCCGCCGACTCGCCCAACCCTTCGATGAGTTCCTGCTCAGGTTTGTAGACGCCCTTGGCGATCAGGTTCTGGGCGAAGTTCGACGCAGCTTCCTGGGCAGCTTCCTCACCGCCCGCAAGCGCAGCCCGCTTGACCAACTGCACACCCTGAGCCGTGGCAGCGTCAGGAATGCGGGACAGGATGCGGAACGGAGCGAAGACCTCCAAAGCGCCCGGGGCAATACCCAACGCCGTCGCCGTCGCCCGCTGCTCCGCAGTGGCACCTTCCTGCTCCGCTCGGGTACGTGCTTCACCGGCACCAGCACCCACACCGAGCCCAACCGCACCAGCCCGCCCCGCGAGCCCCAACGGACCCGCAAGCAAGAACGGAGCCGTCGAACCGACAGCCTGCCCGAGCTTACGCCCAACTGACTCTTCATACCCTGGAGCGGCGGCGAACGGTGCCTTGGCGGCTCCAGCAATGCTGGCGATCTTCTCCCGTGCAGCCTTCTCAGCTTCTTCCGGCAGGAGTGCAGACGCACCGATGGCAGCCTGCTCAACCAGACCCACTGCACCCGGGACCAGCCCCTTACCGAACTCCTTGATCTGACCGAGAGCGGTAACTTCTGGTGGGGCCCGCCCCGCCTCGGGAAACTGCGCAAGAACAGCCCGAGCTACATCCGCATCACTGGCACCGGGCGGTCCTTCGATGCGATAAGTTTTACCGTTCGGAGCCGTGATTTGGTAGATCGGCATGATCTAGTTTTTTACCACAGTTGCCTGACCCCAGCCAGTAGGCGCTGCGGTACTGGTAGATGCAGCGGGCGCTGCACCGCCTACCATAGCAGGGCTGACTCCGTACGCTTTAGCCAAACTATCAGCAGCGGTCTTGGCGGCAGCTAACCGCGCCTGAGCAGCGGGAGACTTGCTGATTGCAGCTATTCTCTGCGCCTCAGTCAATTCCTTCACTACTGAAGCGTAGTTAGGATCTGCCCGCATAGCCTGGATGGCAAGGCGTTGTTGAGCGACATCGGCTGCGCCTTCTTTAGCCGCTGCGGTTTCACGGGCCACCTGAAGCTGAATGTCCTGACCCCTCTTTGTGAGCGCACGCTGCTCAGCGCGATCTGCTTCAGTAGCGCGTTTCTCTTGGACGTTGGAACGCAGTTCAGTGACCTTGAGTTGGGCCTCGGCCACCTTGGTATCCGCTGCACGCATCCGATCAACGTCACCGCTGCGATCCGCCACACGCTTCTCGGCCAGCGCTTGGTTGAGTTGGTCGATGGCGTTCTGCTCCAGACGACTCTCACGCTGGGCTGCTTCAAGCGCCTTGCGCTGCTCGCCACGGATGCCACCAGCAGCACCGGCCATCGCTCCAAGGGCCTCACCAAACCGCATCTTGCCGCCGATAGACCCGGCGAGACGGAGCAGAGCCTCTTGGTTGTCCATGAGCGGTGCAGTCGCAGCCTTCTGAGCCGCTTCAAGCGCGGCAAGACGATCACGCTCCCGACGCTGAGCGATCCCTTGTGCCGACTCATACGCAGCCCCACGGAGGCGTGCAAGCTCCGGGTCCACCTCGCCCTGCCTGCGGTACACATCCTGCAAGGCAGCGATGCCCTTGAGCCCCTGCTGTTCGATGTCGGCCCAGTTGTCGGTCTTGGGCGCAGGGGTTACCTCAGGCGTAGGAGCCGCAGCGGCGGGAGCAGGGGCAGGAGCCGTAGGCCGACCAGTACCCGGACGAGGTGCGCGTTGAGGGGCGGGAGGAGGCGCGAGGACAGCCGCAATACCTGCGCGAGGAATATCACGCGCACGCGTAGGATCTGTATATGCGGCTTCAGTGGCTTTTCGCGCAGCTTCGCTTGCCTCAGTAGGAATCTCTGCGCGCCCTTGTGCCATCTGCGCCTCAAACTCGCGCATCTTTTTGACACGGTCAAGTTTTTGGGCGCGAACTTCGGGGGAGTCGTAGGGGCTCAGATCGATGCCAAACCGGCGAGCATCTTGGTAGTCGGGGGCGTAACCGCCACTCTGAAACGCAACCGCCCCGCCGCCCGCATATCCCTGCATGATGCCGCCTTGGGCCGCTGGAATAGGCTGGGACATGATCTGCTGCACCACCGGAGGCTGTTGAGCCTGCATGGCACTTTGAGCCATCGCGCCTTGCCCGCTTGCGGCTTGCATCAGCCGCGCCTGCTCAATCGCTTTGGCGTACGCAGTAGCAACCGCCCACTTCGGAGTCATGTCCTGTGGGTTGCTATACATCGCAAGCAGTTGCTGCGGCGGCAGTTTTTCAAGCGTGCCCGTTACGGCTTGTGGCGTTTGTCCTTGCTGTTGAGGCAGCACCGACTGAGGCGCAGCCTGCCCCGGGGCCATGCCCTGCGGCGCTTGTTGAGGGGCCAGAGAAGCGATTCCTTGTTGCATCATTTGCCACCCATAGCCTTAAACAACCCAAGCGCCCCGAGTCCGCCTTGCAGCGCAGCAGTCATGCCAGACTGACCGGAGTCATACGGACGCGCCGCCACGGGAAGCCCTTGCAGCATACTCTGCATAAACGTGGCCTGTTGATACGGGTACTTCAGCGACTCTTGGAACTGCTGATAGCCGAAGTCCAGCGGCTGCTGCATGAAGCCTTGCTGCGTAGCCCCGGCCCCGAGCATCCCCTGGAGACCCTGGAGCCCGAACTGGCCCGCCTGCGTGCCGATGCCGCTCATCAGGTTGCCCGCACCAAGCAGACCCTGAAGCCCTTGCTGGCCCATGTTTGCGCCAAACTGCCGGGACTGCTCGCCAAGCTGCGCCCCCGCAAGGCCGTACTGAGCACCAAGCTGCGCGCCCTGCATACCCTGACCGTAGCCGAACTGGCGAGACTGCTCGCCAAGGCGTTGAGTCTCAAGCCCCGCTTGCTGGTTGAGTTGCTGAGACTGAAGGTTCTGCCCCGCGCCCAGGTTCTGAACACCAAGCAACGCCGCAAGGTTTTGTTGCCCCGTGGTCAGTCCAGCCTGTTGGTTCGCCAAAGCAGCCTGCTGCGCCATCTGCGCGTTCTGGAGGTTTGCAGCCTGACCGAACTGACCTTGCTGTAAACCAAACTGCCCAAGAAGACCCTGGTTTGCGAGGTTCGCCTGCTGCTGCAACTGCGCGTTCTGAAGCGCCGCGTTGTATGCCTGCTGGGCGTTGAACTGTCCGGTCTGCATCCCGGCCTGCTGATTGGCAAGGAGTGCTTGGAGTCCAGTGGCTTGGTTCAACTGCTGCGCTTGTAGGCCCGTCTGAGCCTGAAGCCCCTGCGTTTGCAGCCCTGCGGACAGGTTCTGGAGATTGGCCTGCTGCTGGTTCTGTTGGTTTGCCAGAGCGGCCTGAAGGGCTTGCTGGGCGTTCATGCCAGAAGCCTGGAGGCGGTTCGCCTCCGTTTGCACCCGCGCCTGCTGCTCGTTGTTGAGGTTTGCCAAGGCAGTCTGGAGACCCGTTTGCACACCAAGCTGCTGCGCAGCCTGTTGTGACGCGAGGTTCTGCTGCCCGACCGTGAGCCCGGTGCCGATGTTGGCCTGTTGCGCAGCTTGCCTAGCCTGCTGTTCTTGGTTGAACTGCTGCTGTGCGCGTTCGTAGGCGGATTGCAGCCCGGTGGCCGTGATGTCCCCTAGCTGGGTCTGGAGGTTGCGAGCAGCTTCGGCTTCCTCGATGGCCTGACGGGCACCACCAAACGCTCCAGCCTGCGCAAAGCGTGCGCCTCGCCCAGTGCGGGCGATGTCCGCCTGCCGGATGGCTTCGCGGGTTTGCTTGTCCACCACCGCCTGCATATACGGCGACATGAAGGACTCAGCAGCGCCGGGGCGGGCAAAGCTCTCTGCCGTGACGCGCTCCGAAGGAGCCTGCATCTGGAAGGCCGCGATGCCGGGGGCGTAGCCGGTCTGAGCAGCCTGGATGCCTTGCGTTGAAACGCGCTCAGTGCCGACAGGGGCAGCGGCCTCCATGCGGAGGTCGCGCAGCGACGGAGCCGATACACGCTCTGCGCCCACTCGTTCAAACCCGATACCGCTGGGCCCCTGCATCTGCGCAGCCTGAACCTGCGGGGCAGTACCAAGCTGGGCTGCTTGCGCCTGTGCGCCTTGCACATCACGCGGAGCCTGCATCTGGAATCGCTCCAGTTGCGGAGCGAACACGTTGGACGCGAAGAAGTTGCTGGGCTGGTACGCAGCGGGGCCGCTGTAGAAGTTGCCGTACTGAGACGGCGTATACCCTAGCTGAGCAGCGCGATCCGCAGCAAGACGAGCGATGCCAGTAGCTTCGCCAAACTGACCGGGCGTTTGCAGGCCAGAGAAGCCACGGAAGGCTTGTTCCTGAAGCCCCGAAGGGCCAGCAAAGCGCTGGCCGGTGTACTCTTGAAACGGCAGATCGGCAAGACCCTCGGCCCTGCCCAGCATGTTGTAAATGTACTGGGCAAAGTTCGGGGAAAGGGTGGACTGCGTGGGGTCGAGTTCGGTGGTATTTGCGTCAGCCATCATGCCCTCCGCTGGAGTTTGTGCATCAGCGCGTACATGGCTTCAGGGCCTCCTGCTTGCTGAACTGCGCGGCGGGGGACGTACGCTTCACCGTTGGACACCTTGGCGGGAGTGACGCCGCTACGGCCCTGGATGCTGGCCGGGATACTGTCGCTCGTACCAGTGCCGGGGCCTCTGATCATTCTAGCGTGCGGCACCAGCGAAGCCAAGCCTTGTGGGCCACCCGCGCCATCCACTGCCCGTTTGGTCAGCACGAAGCCGCCATCTTCCATCTTCACGTGTCCGCCTTGGGCGTAGGCTTGCATCAGCCCGCCTTGAGCGGCGAACCGGGTAACTGGACCGGGCGCACCAGGGGTAGCACTTGGTGTGAGGGTTCTTGTCACCGGCTTGGGCCCTGCGTAGGCCATAGGTGTTCCGCCGCCTGTCCGCCGTTGTCTATCTAATACCGACAGTAGCGCCGCAATACCCGCAAGCCCCGTGCGAGAAGTAAGCGCGTTTCCAATGCTAGGCCCATAGTTTTTTAACAGGTCGGCACCAAACCTGCCGATGCCGGGAATACTGCGTATCGCGCCAATAAACCTGTCAAAATTTCCAGGATCGGTGTCGTTCGCAACACCCATAGCGGATAGTGTATCTCCGCCCCAACCACTAAGCGCGCCATACGGATCGGTTTCGTACTGTTTCATAAAGTCAAACAGTACACCGCTATCAATATCGTCATCGCCAATCATATCAACCTCTCAGAATTCTCAGCAGGTCTTCCTGCGAAGTTTCGTCTAGTATCGACCCAAAAGGGCTGCGCGCAGCGATCTGCGCAACTTGATAAGGGTCCGCCCGACGCTCTTCTCCGCCAAGCAACGCAAGCAGGGCCAGCCAATCCATATTGGATGATGCGGGGGCAGGAGCAGGAGCAGGAGCAGGAGCAGGGGCCGGGGCCGGGGCAGGAGCGGGCGCTGGTGCAGGCCTGGGCGGCGGAGTTACTACGGGCGGAGGGCCAATGATAACCTCTGGGTCTGGCGGAGGTCCAACATCAATCGGCGTATTTATGATGTCCTCAACGCTTAACACCGGCTCAATGGCTGTTGGCGTAACGCGAGGCGCGGTTACTACAACCTTTTGCGCTTCGTCCGGCGACGGGCCTTCGCGCACAACCGGCGTAGCATAAATAGGCGTATCGCCCTCTGGCGGAGGTGTAATGCGAGGCGCGGTTACATCAACTCGCTGAATTGGCGCAGCTTGAGGAACAAACGTATCTTCAACAAAACGACCTATGTCTCCACCAGATGAAACAATTTGCTCACTGTCGGTAACATAGTAATCTGGCTCTAAAGATTTGCCAACAACTTCAATTTGTTGGGCCGTTTGCGCCGGGGCCGTGTAGTCATAAACCTCCTCCAGATAAGGGCGGACATCCCACTCGCCGCCCACAAACTCACCTCTGTTGCCAGCGGTATCCGTGATTACCGGCCCCTCGCGGGTCTGCGCGACCGCAAAATCCGGCTCGAAATTGGCCGTCAAGCCCTCCAAAGGAGTGGCCGCAGCAATCGCGGAGGCGTCCCATGCGGGCACGCCTGAGGCTACATTTTCTCCAAGAAATATCGGCGTTTGTTCCTTAGTGGGCGGCAGATCAAAACCGCTGAGAATGTCTGCGTTATCTGCGTCTTCCGAGGTTCCGCCCCCACCCGTCGCGGTGTTTTTTGGAGTACCAACCTGACCCAGCGCAAAAATTTCTCCGAGTGCAGCATTAACTAACGGCTTTGTTATATCGACATCTCTGCCGCGAAGAAGATCGGCTGCTGCGCCGCCAACAACAGATCGAAGTGTTCTAACTACGGGATCAGGAAGACTATCCGTAGGATCAAGCGTATTCAGTATTTCAGACGTAATATCTCGCGCTAAAACACTTGTTGCGCCACCCAAACCTCCGGCAACAATTGCGTCTCCAATATCTCCAATATCCCCGCCACGAACGGCTGCGCCCAGGGCAGAAGTGCCTGCGCCAGATACGGCTCTGGAGGCTATGTCTCCAAGCGTCCCGCCGCCCACGGCTTCGCCCACAGCTTTGGCTGCGCCGCCAATGTAGGGTGTTGCGAGGGAGCCGATTCCTGCCCCAAGCGCGGCCCTCTCATTGCCGCCGCTCGTGATGTAAGCCGTAGCACCCTTGGCAAGGGCAGAGGGCACACCTGCACCAGCAAGACCGGCTGCGGCGACGTTGCCTGCGGCAGCAGACAGGATGCCCGTCACCGCGTTCCATAATGGATCGTTTTCATCGCGCCTAAATACAGCCTCCCCCGCAGCCTTGCCGGTGGGGTCAAACGCGCTGAACCACGTGCCGCCCTGACCGCGACGAGCGCCGAGCCTGTATCCACCCTGCTGGAGAAACTGCTGCGCTTCTGGCGTCAGGTATTGCTGCGGCGTCGCATATTCCCCCGATCCCTCAATCCGTTCGCCTATTGCCTGACCCTGGAAGCCAAGCGAGCGAAGAATGTCTTCATCGTTGACGCCAAAGTCATAAGACTTGGTTTCTTGTTGTATCAGTTCTTCGCTACCGGGCGTGCTAGATGTTTCAACGTACGAGGTGTCCCAGCCAGCGGGTAAAGCAAAAGCGGGAGCGGGAGCGGGAGCGGGAGCGGCGGCAACCGGCGCAGGAGCAGCAACAGGGGCCACAGGCGCAGGAGCGACGGGAATGAAAGGCTCAACATCCTGCCCCAGCAGATAGCCAAGATCGAAGTCCTGCCGACCTTCTTCGTCATACTGGAGAAACGGATTGACGAAATCGTTCATGTGAGATCCCAGAACGACATGGAGCCGATGGCAGTCTGCGTGCCGGTGAGCGCCCGGACGGCGATGGTGTAAATGTCACTCACACCCCCGATGGTAGCGCCAAGTTGCAGTTCCCAGTTGTAATCTTGGCCGTTTCCGATGAGGCCGCTGGACAGGTTTGAGGCCAGGACGTACTGCGAAAACACAATCGTGCCGCCCGTGTAGCTCGTGGCCGACAGGTCTCGCTCAACATTGTTGGAATCCGTAGCACCCCAGGAGGCTCCTGTCAGGGTCGGGTTCTTGACTGCCACAACCTCAAACGTCACGGACGATGCTGAAGTCGGAAGCACCGAATACCCGTCTGGAACAATGACCGCGCCGGTCCTGCCTGAAGCCAGCCGGATCGACATCAGGGGAACAAAGGCACTGCCAATGTTCGTGTTGGCGGTCGTCATCCTGACCACGGTCGGGACTACTTTCTTCTCGTAGCCACCTTCAGAAATCACCGTGGAGCAGATTTGTTTGAGCGTTGCCGAAGCCGTAGTCGCCCCGGTGTTCGTGATCTCGTACCGGACCGGCAAGATCGCCGTGGTCATGTAAACGGCAGTCAGGCTGTTGGCATTCTGGAACGTATGGCAGATGATGGTTTGCCCGTTGATGACAAATCCGGCGCGGACGGAGCCCACACCTAGCCACTCAAAGTCTTCCCAGAAAATCTGGGTCTTCGTCAGGTCTAGGGTAAACCCGGAGTCTCCGGTGCCGTCGAGCTTGTCTCCGTTCCAATCCGCCTGCGCCACCCGGGTATCCACGGCAGCACCCGTCACGTACGTACGTCTGACGATGTAAACCGTCGTGCCGTCCCGCTCCAAGAACACACCGTTCTCGGTGTTGAAGTACCCAATCCGGATACGCTGTCCGTCTTGCGCCGTAGGCATGGCGAAGGTGTTTAGCACCAAGAGGCTCTTACCCGGCTGGTACGGGAAAGACCTAAGCGTTTGACGCACCACGCTGGACCCGCTGCTGGTGGTCACGTTAAGGTTGATCGTGCTCTCGTTGGCTGTGTACGTGACTGTTCCGCCCGTGGCGGTTGTCTCGCTAAACAGATCGTTCTTCTCGTAGCGGTTCTGAGAATCAAACAGGGTGTACGGAGAACTGAAGCGGGCGCGGCCAAACGCATCCAGCGCAGTGCCGTAGAACTGGACGTTTACAGGTTGTGCTGCCACGATTTCTCCAAGCAAGCTGTCCAGTTGGTTGAAATAAAGCCGCAGGACGTTGACTAGGTTGTCAAGATAGTTCTGCGTGTACGTTTCCGGGGGCCTGGGAAGCGCAGGGGCGCGAAAGCGCTTGACGATGTTGACCCAGATACTCATTTGCGGCCATCGGGTCTAACGTCGAGGCGGGGGCTACCAAGCTGCCATGTAGTCCCGATCTGGTTGGCTTCGATCTTGATGGACATCTGCCGTCCACGCACCCGCGTATTGATCTGCCCCGTGAACTGGTCGATCTCGTAGGTCTTGCCACCAATTGTCTGGCTTGTGCCCGTTTGCACAACCGAGCCATCCGCGCTTCCCCCAACCGACAGCGGGTTGTTGTATCCAGAGCCGGAGTTTTGCAGCGGCAGCAGCGTCATGGTGACAGCAGGAGCGCCCGCCGTCGAGCCACGGAACGTAACGTCAGGCAGCACCCGCCAGATAAACGAGAAGTTGTGCCCGTCATCAATGTCGAACTGCGAAGACATGATGTAGGAGTTGATCGGGGCGGGCGTTGCGGTTTCTTCGTCGTCTACCCCGTCTTCGTGGTTGACGAGGTTGTTGCTGTAGGTGGCCGCGACCGGGAAGTCTCGCAGGCCGGAATCAACCCAAGCCGTGCGAGCCAGAGAGCCGTAGTACCAAGCGCCCTCACCGCCGTTTTCGGCGTAGTTAAAAACCACGTACCTGTTTATCGTGCTGGAGTCGGCGGAACAGTAGAACCACCAGACCTCGTTGAAACCCTCGTTGGTCGCGGCAAAAATCTGATCTGCCTGCGCCATGTTGATGTCGCTGTAGATGAACTTGCGCAGATCGCAGCGCAGCGTAGAGCTACGCCCGTCGTACTTGTAGAACTTGTCTATGCCCATCCAGTACACCACGCCTGCGGCGATTGCCGTTGCGTTTTGACTGATGATGGAGATGTTGTCCGTCAGCAGTTGTGAGCCCCAGACAATGGGCGGGCCCAGGTACTGAAGTGAATACAGCGTGGAGTCCGTCCACACCAGAATCTCCTGGCGCGACTGAAGAGATGAAATGATCTTGGAGCCGTGCGACAGGCGCACAGAGCCCGCTTGGTTGGTGGCTGCGGGCGTCCACATCACCGCGTTTTCCTGATCCGACCACCGGATCAGCATGGGGTCTTGCGTCGTGGAGCCGTAGTCGTTTACACCAAAGGCAATGACGAACCGGCTCGTGTCCGAGATGATGAACGTGTTTTGCACCGTAGGAACGTCCGACGCACCGGCCAGTTGCGTGAGCGGGATGCCCCTTGGGATGATGGACTGGATGCCAGACTGCGAGCCAGAGGTGTTGATCGCAGAGCCTGTGGCCGTAGACGCCACGTTAAACGTGGTGCCCGTGGAGTTGATTGCGTAGTACGTCTGCCCTGGGATGAGCCCGGTAGGCAGAGCGCCGGTCGTGTTGAATTGAATCGCCGTGCCGTTTGGCACATTGACCGTAGCCGTGACCACCGCAGGAGATGCGATGGAGATGGAGACCGTCTGGTTCAGCACCCCGATGTTGCTGTTCCAGTAATACATGGGCCCGCCACGCGGGCCGAAGATCAGATCCTGGCCGTAGTTGCTCTGCGTCCACAGGCGGATGGAAACGTCAGAAGTCGTCCCGATGCCCCAGGTACCCGTGCCCCAGCCGCCACCACCCCAGCCCGAAAGCGCCACGGAGGTGGACGTACCCACGTTGATCTCGTACAGCGCGTAAACCGCAGACCCGCCGCCAGTTGTGGTTGACCCGGCGTTTGTCCCGGCATCAATGGTGTACGTCGTACCTGTAGCGTACGTGATCTGGTACGTGCCGTTTAGGTTCAAGCCGCCAACCGTCGTGGCGTTGCTAAACGTAACGAAGTCGTTGTTGACGAACCCGCCGCTTGCATCCGTCACTGTAACGATGGATGAGCCGCTTTGCGTGGCAAACGGGTTGTTGAGCGTGTTGACTACGCGGTACGGCGTAATGTCGTTGTAAACGCCGCCGCTTTCGATGTAGAACTTCAGGTGCGTGCCCACACCCATCAGGTTCAAACCACCGAGCGTGACCCAGTTCCACAACGAGCGGCAAACGCCCAAGAACGTGCTGGCAGAGATGCGCTTCCAGCCGCCGATAGCCTCGGGTGTTCCCTGACGGAAACGAATCTTTTCGGACTCGTAATATCCGCCCTCGGTTGTGTAGCGGGTATTTTCTCTGTTTACACCCGACTTAAACTGAATCTTTTTTAGCGGCATAGGTCCGCCTGTTTACTTGCGAGCCAACAGGTCCGTCTTGGCTGCGCTGCCTGCGCTGGAGCCGAAGTAGTAAGAAACCACTTGGTCTGCCTTTGCCGAGACGTAGCCGATGAGCGTGCCGATCATGCCCGCCGCGACGGGGTCCGTAATGCCGGTGACCTTGCCGAGCAGGACGCTGGCAACCATTGCCAGGAAGCCGCCGATGATTGTGGCAGCAAGGATGCGTGGAGTCCAGACATCTCCGGTCTTCACTTCGCGTTCGCGTGCGCTGTTTCGATCCCCGGCGTGAACCTTCTCAAGGTCAACACCCAGTTCCTTCATCTTGATCGTGAAGGCGTTCTCGGCTTCCTTGAGCTTGAGCAGCGCGTCTGCCCCACCCGAGGCGACAGCTACCGCCACCTCCTCTTCCGTGCCGTCAGGCTTGCCCAGAACCGCCGTGGAGATGGTCTGAACGGCTGCGCCAGCCAGCGGTCCGCCGAGCGCCGTGGCAAGGCCAGGAGCTACCGTCCTGACGAGGTTCTTCCAGTCTTCGCGGTTCCAGCCCATGCTTGCTCCTCAAGGTAACTCAAAATGTGGAGTGTCCAAGAACGGACGCCTGCCTTGCTTCCTGCGCTCATCGATGTAGCTGTTCATGGCAGACTGCATCGTGCCGTGCCACTTGCGGATGTCCTGCACCGTCCACGCACCGCCCCACTTGATGGGCGTGTTGAGTTCGATGGCCGCAGCCTTCATGGCGTCGGCGATGTCGTCGTACAAGTTGAGTTCCCAGGACGCTCGGGTGCCGACATAGGCCATCAGGTCCACCGCGTGGCCGGTCAGGTGGCGGGAGTTCATCGTCTGGCTGGCGCCCGAGTTCACGAGTTCTTGCTGACGGGCTTGCGTGCGAACGCCTTCGATGACGCCGAAGTCCACTTTGGTCAGTTCGATGGCGCGCTTAACCACCGCAACAAGTGCGGGTTGCACCCCAACGAGGTTGTCCAGGCTACGCTGGCTAAGCGCGAAGGTCATCTCAGCCTCTTAGTCCGTCAGACCGGCTTCGGTCGGGGCCATCGGCATGGGCACTTGCGGCATGGCTTGGGATTGGATCTCCTGCACCAGCGGGAAGACTTCCGCGTAGGGGCGCGTGCCGAGGTACTGGAGGATGCCGTTGATCAGGCCCAGGGTCAGTTCGATCTTGGTATCGTTCATGGTAGTCAGTTGATGAGAGTGAGAACACCCCAGGCGACAAAGCCCGGAGCAGCGGTTGCGGCGGCGTCCAAGAGGTCAGGCTCCCCCTCTCCCCGGTACATCTGCTGAACTTCGTAGAGCAGACCCACCACCGTCGTAGTGTAAGCAAGCGTCGGCCCCAAGCCAAACAGCGAATTGATCACCAACGCCACCCAGGCGCAGACGATGGCAAGAACGCCAAGGGCAACGTGCAGAATCTTGTCCTTGGGCATCACACGCTCCAGGGCAGCGGCGGCTGGATCACCGGGGGGTTCTTCTGCGTCTCGATCTGCTGCGCCACGTTCGCCTCAGTGGCCTCCTTGGGCACGCCAGAGGCCCAGCACCACGACAAGACTTGGTCTTGCGTCAGGTCAGCGTAGGGCGTGTAGGTGCCGTCAGCCTCGGGCGCTTGCGTAAACGAGCAGGTGCCGTACACCGTGCCCGAGAACCCGTCTTGGGTGTCCGTGCAGCGCCAGCCGCACTCCAGCACCCACTCCGGGGGAGTGGCCGAGGTCGGGGTGGTCTTGAGCCATTCGATCTGCCAGTTCATGGTGTTTCCTTTCAGGGGTTAGGGTCCAGCGTCACGCCATTGACCGCCGGAGTAGAAATACAGCTTGTTGTTGGTGGTATCGACCACGATGGGGGCCATGCCGGTGATTGCCGTGGGAGTTCCCGTAGGCGTTCCCGCGCAGGTCGGGACGTAGAGGAAACCGTTCGTTGCGTTGGTGGCAAGTGCTACGGAACCCCCGGCGACCACGTTGCCGGTAGAAGTAATGGTCATCCTTGGCGTTGTTGACCCAACAGCAAAATCCAAGCCGTTAGACGCGTTGATTCCAAGCCTTGCTCTCTCAGCAACAGCACCAGTATCCCAAAACTGTAGTTGGTTTCCTGTTGCGCCGGAATTCAATACCAACTGCCCCCCGCTCGTGATCCGGGCGCGTTCGGTCGGCGTGACATCTGTACCGTTTGCAACGGTCGCTGCTGAGTCGGCATAGAAAGTGATTGCGCCCGTACTGACGCCCAAGCCTATTGCCGTCTTGGCCCAAGAGGTTCCTACGCTGCTGGCGAAGCCCGATGCCGTCGCGCTGCGCTTGTAGCCGTTGGCAATTACCGTCGCCGCGCTAGACGCCTGCCGGAACACGTTGGCGTAGGAGGTGCCGCTGCCTTCGGGGAAGGTGAGGTTCAGCAGGTTGCTGACGCCGAGGCCAGCAGCCCCAGTGTCAGTCGTCCCCACCAGCAGATCACCCCCGCTCGTGATCCGGGCGCGTTCGGTGTTGTTGGTGAAGAACGCTAGGTTCTGCGCACCCGTCATTCCGATGGCAAGGGCATTACTCCCGGCATCTAAGTTGGTGCCCGTCAAGAAAGGGGAGTTGCTTGAAAGGGTAAGCGCCTGCGTGAAGGAAATCGCGTTGCCTGCGGTGCCGGAGGGGGCGGTGAACCAGCGGTGTTGACTTGTGTTCTGTTCATACCGCGTTGCCGTACCATTGCTGCGGTACAGCCACCCCGCGTTGTAATAGGCGTTCAGCGTGTAATCCGCGCCAGAGACAGACGAGATGGCAAGACCACCAATAACCTCAAATGCTGGCGTTGACCACGCTTGTGGCGTCACCCCCAAGCCGAGGTTGCCGGAGGCGTCGAGGGTCATCGTCGTTGCTGGCGACGACCCCGTCTTAAAGTTGATTTGCAACGCGAGCAAGTTTGTCGCCGTGTAAGCCGCAGTAGACCTGTTGTAGGTCTGCATAATGCCATTGGCGGGATCGAACTCAAACCCATTAGCTCCAGCGTTTGAAACAACAAGTTTGTTTAAAGGCGAACTCGTCCCAATCCCCAGCCCGGTGCTGGTGAGGCGCATTTGTTCGGCGGCACCAATCTGCCACTGCTGATACCCAGCCGCAGAGACATTGGAAATTAGGCTTGGCGCACCTGAGAATCCGCCCGTGATCTGAGCGTAGTTCGTACTGGCAGCATAGAAGGTAAGTTGTGACTGTGTGCCGCCACCCGTTCCGCTGTTATTGAGTCGAAGCAACTCAAGCACTGCGCCGCTTGATGCTGCTGTTGCCCCTAGTAGCGTCCCATCAAAAGTCAGCGCACTTCCCGTAGCCAGCGCCGAAGTCGAAGAGGCGTACACAACACCGTTCGCGGTGAAGCTCGTAAGTCCTGTACCACCGTTCGTCGTTGCCAGGGTGCCCGTCACGCCCGTAGACAGAGGAAGCCCCGTAGCGTTGGTCAGCGTCAGCGCAGAAGGCGTCCCGAGGTTCGGCGTCGTCAGCGTCGGACTCGTCGCCAGGACGTTGTTCCCCGTACCGGTGTTCGTCACCGACACCACTTCCTTGCTGCCGTTCAGGGCCAGCGCCGTCGAGGCGGTAAGGGCAGAGAGGGTGGTCGTGCCAGAGACAGTCAGGTTCGTGAACGTGCCCGGTCCACCCAGCGAACTGATCTTGACAAAGTCCGAGCCGTTCCACGCGCACACGGCAAACTCGCCAGCAGCAATCGATACGCCCGTCGTGGGGCCTGCGCCCCTGAGCGTGACCGCAAAGCCACCTGAGGTGGCGTTGATGACGATGTAAGCCTTGGACTGCGCCGGGACGGTAATATTCCTTGCTGCCGCTCGTGCGCCCGTGCAGTTCAGGATCAGATACTGCGACGATGTGGCCCCAAGCACCGCGTTGGTGGTCTTGGTCAGCGTGACATCCGCATCCGTCGAGAGCGTCTGCGTGCCCGCAATCGACGCGTCCAGATAGTTCGTGATGAAGTTGTTGACCGTGTCGCCCCAGGTGCCCTGGAGTTCACCCGTGACCGGCAGCGCGAGACCGAGAAGGTTGGTGTATGCGGTAGGCATTATTCAAACCTGATGAGTGCTGTGGTGGCAGTAGCCACGGGCAGGGTAACCACGAACGGGCCAGAGGCCGTCTTGTCGTCACCGAAGTCGATGACTGCGATGGACCTGTCGGCCTTGCTGGCGTTGTAAACCAGCGCCCCACGGCAGATGAAGGAAGCCCCCGACCACGTGGGATTGTTGAAGGTCAGGTACGCCGTGGTCCCGGAAAGCGCCAGCACTACCCCGGTCAGCGTCACTCCACCCGCAACATACCCAGCACCAACCACCTCGTTGGAGATCGTGTAAACCGTCGTGTTGGAGTCCAGCGTGGCGTTGCCCGTGTACAGGGCAAACTTCAGCGTGTCCGTATCAAGGTCGTGAATACCCTGCCAGGACTCCAGTTTGAACGATGAGGTCAGGCCCTGGAGAATCATTACACCACCTGCGTCTTAGGCTGACCGCTGCGATAGGAATCTTGCCGGTTTTTCCCGTCAAAAAGCATCTTGACAAGCGCAAGCGACTGCTGGAACTCTTTGTCGTACATCGCAATGATGTCGGGCTCCTGCTTCATAAACCTAGCCGTTTCAACAAGCACCGCGTTAAACAGCACAGACTCGTAGTTATCACCAAGCCAGGAGCGACCAGATACTGCCGTCGTGATGCTCTCCGGATAGGCGTTGTAGGCCACCTGAAGGTTCAGCGTGGCCCCCGGGGTGGGGGCCAGTTCCAGCGTTTGCACAAGCGGGTTGCCCTGCGTGCCGTATAGCGCGTAGTACCGAGGCGTGCCGGTGTCGGTCGGGTCAGGATAAGCAGACCGCAGAAAGTTCACATCCTTGTTCAGGAGGTATTCCCAGTCCCCCGTAGCCAACACCACGGCTACGCTAAATGCGGAGAGGAAATCTGTCGGGAGGCTGACGGTGCTGGTCCCAATGACAAGCGGAATAACCGAGTTCTTTCGAGTAATGGGCGCTTGCGTAGCGTTGAAGATTTTCTGTTCGGCAAGCCGAACCATCGTGGCGAAGTCAGTCGCTGAGAACGAGTTCTCAACGTAGTCCTGAACCGCAGTTTGAAGCTGCGTATAGGTCATCGCCACGATTCAATCCTCACGCCATCGGCCCGCGAGCCGTCGTGCCCTTGGTGGCTGCGCCAGTGCCGCGAATCTTGATGCCCGAAGTCTTGGGGCCGGGGTACTCCTTGGCTCGCTCGTTGCCGACCGAGACATTCAGATGCTCGACGCCCTTCTCAGTCTTGCCCGCAGGGGCAGAGGTCTTGGTCTTCATGGTTCACCCCGTCTTCTGGTTCATGGCGCGGGAGAGGTTCTTCCCGTACTTCATGCGGTCCTCGGAGGTGGGACCGCCCTTCTTGAAGCTCGCAGGCTTGCCGTGGGCTTCGCTGGCAGGCTTCTTGGCGTGTGCGCGGAGCGCGGCCATCGCGTCTTTCTTCATCATGGCTCCTTGGTCATGCGACCGTTACTGTACCAACTTCTCCGCGCCCGACCAAGGTGTTTGGCGTGAGAGCGGCATCGAAACTCTGCGAGCCTCCAATCGGGTTCCAGCCCCACTGGATGGTCAACATACCTTCACTGGGGAAACCCAGCGTGTTCGTCCCAGACTGAAGCCACGTATTCGTATCAGGCCGGGGGTCGCGGATGGCCTGCGGGTCCGAGATTGGATACATACCAAGCTGAAGCTGCGGCTGATCCGGAACCCAGCATTGTGGGCACGCACGAATCTGCGTTTGCTTGGTCTTGACTACGAGGTTCTTGAGCTTCTTGAGGTTAAAACGGAACCCACAAACATCGCAGAACCCGAATGCCTTTGCGCCGTTGGCAAATCGGTTAGCCATTTAGCCACCAACGAATTGTTGCCTTGGGACGAAACGTACGGCGGACTTGTCTCTATCCTCGGTACTCGCCAAATCCCACGCCTCGTCATACTGCGCCTTCAGCACCTGCATCCTGTCTTCAGCGCCTGGAATCTTCATCGACAGGTAATAGGCAAGCCCCGCGACGAGCGCATTGAGGAAGCGGAACGGGATGTCCTGCGTGTACGTACCGCCTGCTCCAGCGTCTTGAATCCTGCGCAATCGCCAGTACACGAACGTGTACGTCTGCGAGCTATCCGGCACCGGCCAGACCGTGAACTGCGGAGCCGCCGCTTGGCGGTTGATCCAGACTTGGATCGGGCGTGCTTGTTGGAGCTTGTTGGGGATCGAGGAGTACGTGGAGACTGAAATCCGGGTAATTGTCAGATCCACCTGCGTGGAAACATTGCCCGCGCCCGTACGGATTACGTGCTCCATCAGGTCTACCGTGTCGGCAGGAAGCGTGTACGTCGCAGTGCCGGGAGACAGGACTTGTTGACCCTGCTCAATAGTCCAGAGGTTAATCCCCCGATTCGCCCAGTCTGCAAAGAGGAGGTTAAGACTACGTCTTGCAGTACGCAAATCGTATCCCGTGCGCAGTTCTGAACCGCAACGCTCAAAGGCTTCTTCAACGATCTCGTTGAGATCGAGGTCAAATGTTGCTGTCCCGGAGGTGGTCATAGCGGCGGCAATCCAACAATAGCGCGCATCATGTTTTCAGCAGACGCTTGGTTGCCTGATTTTAGTGCGGCCTGCGCGTCAAGCAATGTCGGCGTCGTTGACATTTGTGGCGCAGCGGGCCGCTCATTTATGCTGGCATACCCTGTTTGCTGAATTGGCCTTGCGGCAATGGCACTCTTTGCTATGCCGCGTTTTTGCGCATCAATTTGCTGTTCGGCAGTAAGCGCCCTTGGGGCTTGATACTGTTTAGGCAAACCTTGAGATTCTAGCCAACTTTCAAAGGCTTGATCCATGGCAAGGCCCCTTGAACCGCTGCCAACACTGCCAAAATATGGCGAGTTATGCATATCCATTGACCCAAATGACGGGAGGTTGGAAAAAAACTCTCTTCCAGCGGCGGACTGTCTGAATTGCTCAACTCTGGGGTCGTAGCCAGTTTGACCCGTTTTTCCCGCCGGGGGTATCATGTCCAGCACGGACCGCATATCTTGGGATTTTTGCTGCTCAAATTGCCCCTGCATTTCCGGAGATATACGCGGATCGGGGCCCCGGTACCTCATATCAAGCGGCTGAGTAAAGCCAAAAGCCTCTTCTGCCGACACGTAATTTTTTGGCCGAATTAAGTTAGTATCCTCTGGCCGTAGCCGCGACGGAGGGGGAGCCCCGCGTGGCATCTGCTCTCTATAAGCAGAGTTGACACCTAACCCGCCAATTCCGCCAAAAAACGGATTACCGCCGCCGAAGCCCCCTTGGAAGGGGCTAAACCCGCCGCCAAAGCCGCCAAAGCCGCCAAAGCCTCCGAAGCCTCCGAAACCGCCAAACTGCTGCGGATAACCACCAAAACCCCCAAAGCCCCCGAAGCCACCAAACTGCATCGGCTGCATAAACTGAGGGCCAAGCGTTGGATTAAACCCTAGTCCACCGATACCGCCAAAAAATGGGTTGAACCCGCCGCCAAAGCCGCCGCCAAAACTTCCACCAAAACCACCGCCAAAGCCACCAAAATTTTGGGATTGCTGTCCAAAACCGCTGTTTTGATTAGACACAGACATCTGCGGCTGCTGAAATGCAGCGCGTCCGCCTTGCATAGAGCCGCCCCAGGGGTTGTAAGACATTACCTAAACCTTGCCGTCTTCTGAGCAATGCCCTTGGGTTGTGCCACGAACTGCTTTCCAGACTTTTTGCCTGCTCGCTTGGCCCGGGTGGTCGCAGCGTACTCAGCAGGGCTCAGGGACTTGATCGCCGCCTCAGGCAGATACCGCTCACCCGTTTTGGAAGACGGCTTTCCAGACTTGGTGCGCCATTTCTGCGCAGTCCAGTCTTTGAGCGACTGCTGGGGGGCCTTCATGTCAGTCCTTGTACCCGCCGCCATTGGCCTTGTATTGCTTCGCCAGAAGCTGCGCCTTGCGTGCGGACCACTGCCCCGCAGCCGTACCTTGCGTGGCCTGCCCCTTGATCTTCTCAAAGAGCGACTTCCGCATCCCGGGCTTGGTGTAGTTCCCGGCGGCGTTCACGCCCCCGCCTTCGGCGTACAGCTTCGTCGGCTCCGTCCCGTCCTTGCGGACGATGGACTTGGGGAGCTTCGCCCTGTTGACCGCGCCCATGCCGCGTGAGGGCCTCACACAAACCGCCCTTTGGTTTTGCCGCGCTGCTCGCAGCCACCACCGCGCACAGAACCGCCTTTGGCGTAGCTTGCTTCTTCCCGCATGGCCTGAGTACCAAGCCGACGCTTCACGCCCTTCATGAAGTCCCCGAAAGACTTCTTGCTGGATTCAGCCCGTTCGTTGCGCTTGCGCACGTTCTCTGCCTCGGCATCGGAGAGCTTCTTGCGAATTTCCGAGAACCGCTCTGCGGCAGTAGGGAGACCTTTGTACCCTTCAGACTTGGCCTTCGGGGGTTCCGCCGCTGCGGGAGCAGGCTTCGCAGAGGCAGCAGCCTTGGCAACAGGCTTCGGGCGGGGCTTCGCCGCCTTGGGCTTCTCCGGCTCGGATTCAGCCTTCGGCCCCGGCTCGACAGCGATGCCTTCGCTCTTGTTGTACTCCTCAAGAGGATCAACGTCGCCGCCTTCGTTGTAGCGCTTGGACTTCATCAGCACTTACCTCCGCCCATCATCTTGACCATCTTGCCCTTGGTCTTGCCCTTGGACTCGATGCCACCGCCCTTGGCGAAGGGCTTGCCCTTGGCGGGCTTCTTTTCGTCTTTCTTGCCCTTCATCAGGAAGGGGGGAAGGGGTTTCTTCATTTGGGGCTCCTTGACGGCACCACCGTCGTTATGGGCTTTCGGCCCGACAAACTTCTTGGCTACGCTGGGCGGAACGTCTGTCTTGCCCGCCAGCGAGGCGTACATGAACCGGCGCTGAGCATCGGACTGAACCGGCACGGCTTAATCCTGGGGAATCCTGCGCTCTCGCAGAGTGTCCATCTTGAGAGAAAGCGCGTCAAGCCGCTTGAGCAGTTCGTTCATATCCTGGCGGAACTCTGCCCGAGTGATATGGTCACGAGCCACCTCTTCCCGAGTTCGGTTGAGCAGGACACTTAGACGATCAAGCTCTTTGAACTTAGCGACCATAAAGAACCCAACCACAGCAAGGAGGACCGACAGGAGAAGGTTCCAGATTGCGATGTTTTCCATCTCAACAGTTCCAGGCTCTCAGGCTTTTATTGATACGCGAATTCGGATCATTAGCCGTCTTCTCTGAAGTCAGCTTCTTTTTCATGCCGCTCATTCGGGCGCAAAATGACTTCTTGCGAGGCCCGCCTTCAGGCTGCGGAGCTTTCAACCCAGGCTTGCCAGGGTTAGCGCGGTTGTAGGAAGCGCGGCCTTTGGCGTTCAAACCTCCGGCTTCGGACTTACCTTCCTTGCGCTGCCACGCAGGGGACTTAGCCATGTCACACCGCCTGCAAGGCGTCTAGTGTGGATTGCGTGGTGGCGCTATCTGCGTCCAGTGCAGACACTTGAGCGATGTCCCCTCGCTGCGCTGCGGCGGCTCGCTGCTGGGCGTTGAAAGAGAGTCGGTTTTGTAAGAGCGTGATCAGGTCATCGAGGCTCATGATGTGTCCTTACGGGGCCGCGTAGCCTTGGAGTGCTGCGTACACCGCGCCCGCGCCCGAGGCGGTTGCGGTCTGAATTTGCAGGGCGACGTTGGGCGACCCGCGCAAGGGGGTGGGGAACTCGATGTTCCTTCCCGAGAGCAGGCCAGCAGTCGGGATGCGGGTCATCCACAGCACCTTGTGGAAGGTGGCCGTCACACCCGTGCCAGAGATTGCCAGCGTCGAGCCGCCCCGGGTGGCCGACAGCGTGATCGTCGTGGTCGCGGGCACGGTCAGGACGTAGTACGTCACACCCGTCGAGATGCCGGTCACCGTCGAGGCCGAAAACACCACCGCATCGCCAA